ACAATTTCCTTCGTGAAGGAATAAGGGGCGGCCGCGGGAGACTTAAACCGCCCCACAAAAATTATGGATACAGAACGATTTCGAAATATATTTGCGGGTTTAGAGGAAAGATTCGGTTATCATATAGCAAACTATGAAACCGGTAATGGTAAAAAATCTGGTGATTCTTTTACCTCAAATTATCCTCACACATTAGAGATGTGGCAATCACATCTTGAAGGTAAAAAATTTAAAGTTAAAACACATAAAGGAAGAATCATAGAGGCGGATAGTCTTGGTCTCTGTCCTATCAATAAACAAAGTAAATGTCAGTGGGGAGCAATTGATCTTGATAACTATCAACCCTCCTTTCCAGAATTATTCAAAAAATTAAAAAGCTTAAACGTTCCTTGCATTCCTTTTAGATCTAAAAGTGGTGGAATTCATCTTTATGTTTTTACTACAGAATATGTTCCTGCAATGTTAATGAGGGAAAAATTACACTCTATTAAAAATATTTTTGGAGTAGAAAAACCTGATAAAATTTTTCCAGTCCAAAAATACTTAAACTTAGAAAAAGGATCAGCAGGAAGCTGGATCAATCTTCCTTATCATAAGGCCGCAACCACAGAAAGATATATGATTAAAGAAGATGGAACACAAGCTAGTCTCGAAGAATTTTTCAAAGTTTACGAAAAAAGTAAAATCACTCCTACTCAATTAAAAAAATTAAAATCCAACATCGATGAAGGTGAAAGCGGCGACTGGTTTAAAGATGGTCCCCCTTGTTTTCAAGCTTTAGCTACTTTTGGAGTAGAAAAAGGAGATAGAAATGAAACCCTTTTAGATATGACACGCTATATTAAAATGAGATATCCGGACAGTTGGCAAGATAAAGTAGGAGATTATAATAAAAAATTTTTTGAACCACCAGGACAAGGTCTTCCCTATACACAAGTTACTAGTGTTATTCAATCTAGAGAGAAAAAAGATTATCAATATCGATGCGATAAACCCTGGTTAAAGAAAAATTGTGATTCTGAAAAATGTATTTTGAGAAAATTTGGAATAGGAAGCTCAAAAACAAGTGGGCAATTAATTTTAGGTCCTTTGTCTTATGTAAAATCAACCCCTAAAATTTGGTACTTAGGATTTAACGGAGACGAAGTTAGATTATATTCTAAAGAATTAGTTCGCCAAGATCTTGCAAGAGAATCGGCTACCGAACAAACAGGAACAACTCCCCCTCGAACAAAAAATTGGGACGAACAAATTAGGCTTTTACAAGTAAAAGCTACCCCTATTGATGCCCCAGAAGAAAGTCAACCTGTTACTCAACTCAAAGCTCTGATACAGACTTTTTGTTTCAATCTCAGGAAAACTAATAATAAAAAACAAATTTTATTTGGAAGACCGTATCACGGAGAAGAGGGCAAAGTTAAATTTACCTTTGATCCTTTTTATAAATTTCTTAGAACCAACGATTGGGAAATTACTAAAGACCTTACTCATCAAATGTTAAAAAAGATGAATGGACTCTCACGAGAAAAATTTCACGTGGATGAAAATATTAAGAAATGGGTTTATGTTGTTGATGCAGAAACCATTAAACGAGAAACAATAGAACAAGATGATATGGATTTCACCCCTGGTGAAGACGAAAGTCCTTACTAATGGATAAATTTTATAGACCACGAACTAAAATTATCGGAGGCCCTGGATGTGGAAAAACTACAAAACTTTTACAGATTTTAAAAAATGAATTTACTGGTGGTTTAAAGCATGACCAAGTTGCACTGGTAGCTTTTGCACGAGCTACAGTTTTTCATTTACGAGAACGATGTAAAGATGAATTAAATTTTTCAGAGAAACAACAAGAAAGTATTAAAACTATTCATTCTTATTGCATGGATAAACTTAAAGATTGGGATGTCTTTAGCTCAAGTCATAAAAGAGAATTTAAAAAGAAAATTAAAATTGATCCACAAAATTGGACAAAGATAGATACCAACCTGGATGATACCGAAGACAGACAAGAGTTTGCAGTTTGGACAGAAGAAGAGGATAAAAAATTAGGTTTAATCTTACAACTAATTGGCCTAGCTCGGCATAACATGAGCAACGACCTTAAAGGTTTAATTAATTATTATAATTTAAATCAAACTCATGGTTTTGATAAAATACGTGAGCATGAAATTATAAATTATTATCACTTGTATACTAAATTTAAAAAACAAAATAATCTTATTGATTTTGAAGACATGCTTCATAAAGCTCTTCATGCAGATATTATTTTTCCTTCATATAAAATTTTAATGGTGGATGAGTGTCAAGATCTATCACGCCTTGAATGGAAAGTAATAGCTAAACTTTCAAAAAAGTCCGAAGAATTTTACATGGCTGGGGACGATGATCAAGCTATTTATCATTGGAAAGGATGTGATATTAGAATATTTCAAAAATGGCCGTGTGTAAAAAAAATAATTCTTCCTCACACTCATAGATTACCTAAAAAAATTTATACTTTAGCACGG